AAAAGGTTTCTAGGTTTAGCTAGAACCCGTACTACCAAAACCACCATCTCGGTCAGTTTTCTGCACCGGTCTTTCGTTGGTTTCTACTAGATCATAAGGAACGGTTGGCTCGAGAATACCTTGGGCCAACCTTTCTCCGTTTTCAATTGTCACCAGACAATCGGTCATGTTCGATATCATCATAAACGTCTGTTCTACATAATCAGAGTCGATAATACCGGTACCATTGGAAAGAACCAAACCTTTCTTTAACGCAACACCAGAGCGAATGTACATCTTTAGTACATGCCCTTCGGGTATATCAAAGATTAAGCCGGTAGGTACAAGACATCGAATACCTGGTGGAAGTTGAAAGGCGTCTCGTAGACCCCCTACTCCTTTTACCAGAATACTCTGTTCTTTATTCCAATTGTTATAAGATTTTAGATATTGGCCGTTTTTGATATTTGCCTTGATATCAAAACATGCCGAACCTTCTGTAGCAAAGACCGGAATTTCGGCCTCATCATATGCCTTATAGACATTCATAATAATCTCACTTTTTGCCAATGTTATACTTTACAGCAAGCTCCCAGTCACCTTTATCTTTATAAGAAATAATCTTAATTTGATTGAGTCCAGCAACGGGCTCTTTGGTCTTTTCTTTATCTACTATCTCAAGCAGTTCCCATTCTTCGAGTAGGTTGACGATGGTGTTTCTTCTCGCCTGATCTTCCTCTGTGAATGTATTATGTTTGCCGTCTAAGATAAACAGCTCTTTGAAATGTAGGATAGAATATCTACCCTTTTTGTGTAATATGTGGCAGGACTGATATAATTTCCTTTCCTTCCTAGAAGAGATACCGATGCGAGTAAGTGTCTCTTTAATCTTAAGGAAGCTATCTTCAGTCGGTAGTTTGACCTCTACACCCACGCCTCTAAAAATATCCTCGTTGTCCATGATTTAAAGTCACCTTTATAATAATTGTTAGTAGTGTCGTCAATGGTAAACCATTCTGTCTATTTATCATTTTCCAACTCCACCAACAACTAGACGGTCATGCACTCGCTTCATGTCGTCTTTTGAAAGGGCTTTAAGATATAATTTGGCAACAGTCCTATTACACTGATATACTTCTTGTATTGCATCCAGATCTGCATCTTTGGTCTGTTTAGGCCATTTCGAAAATCTTTTGCGTTTTCGTAGAGCACCACGGTAATAATCGAATTGAGCCGCATAGAAAAGATGGGGCCTCATGTTCATTTCATTCGCGTGTAAGATCGTATCGTCAAAATTAGCAAAACCTCGATTCACAATATAAGCAGCATATTGTTTTTCGATCAGTTCTGGATTCTCGTTGTTGCCGATCAGGTCCTCTTTAGAGAAAGAGGCTGCATTCATAAAATCAAACGGACTGATATCCTTCACTGCGAACCTCCTCTATCTCTTTCATTATCTCGTCGAATTGTTCTGAGCAAGGTTCACACATCTTAACCTCGTGTGAACCCTCTAACGTATTTAGTTTAATTGTGAAAGCCTTTTTGAAAGCAACCTTATTACCACAATTAAAGCAAGTTACTTTTTTCTTTAACATTACCACTTCCCCTTCGGGCATTCACCACCTAGATGTTTCTTCAATTTTGTTTTAAGACTAATGAAACACCAACATTCTTTACATTGGTCGGTCATGCTTAGATATGAATCACAAGACCTACAAATTTCTTTGCGTTCAGTAGCCTTTTCTTTTGAAACATGATATGGGTCAATGCCTCTACGAAAAACCATTACTTGTATTCACACTCAATCATCACCTCGGTGAGGAATGCAACCATGTTCACCTCTAGATCAGCAACAAAATTTGCCTTGTACATATAATCAGCAAGGGTCACACAGAATCCGGGCAAGGATCGAAATTCAACTCGATCGGTTGCAGCATCATAGATTCTACGAAACATCTCGTTCATGTCTTGATCAGAGTTATTAGCAACCCATTTGCGCATCGAGGTAAAGTCTTTTGCCTTTAACAGAGCAAAGAGTGAATCAATCGATTCTTGTTTGATATTGACGAAGATACCCTCATCAATTTTACCGGATGCAGCATACGATTGCAGTTCGGTGAGAACACGTCGAAAATCAGGAAAGTGTTTTTCGATTACTTTGGCAACTACATTTTTGTCGTAGTCGATATTCTCTTGTTGCAAGATTGTGTTGACGCGCTTGAAAAATTCCATAGCAAGTGCAGGACGTTCGGTTTGTTCGATAGAGAAATCGATTTCAGATAACCGAGAACGGAGGGGAGCAATGATACGATTTTTGAAATTGCAAGTAAAGATGAACCCACAATTAGAAGAGTATTCTTCTATAAAGTTACGGAGGGCGGGTTGTACAGATGCAGCGTTGAGGTAGTCTGCCTCGTCAAAGATAACATATTTCCGGCCACCAGCGAGGGAAACGGAAGAGGCAAACGTTGAGATTTCATATCGTAGGGTATCGATGTTGACATTAAGAGAACCGTTTTTGACAACGTAATCGCAATCAAGCTCATCGAGCATAGCTTTAGCAATAGTGGTCTTTCCAACACCCGGGCCACCGGTTAGTAGTAGATTTGGGACATTGTTATCGGCGACAAATTTTCGAAACATCGCCTTTGTTTTTTCGGGGAGGATAGTGTCGTTAATTTTTTGAGGTCGATATTTTTCAACCCATAACACTTCGTTTGATTTTGCATCAACGGACATAATATAAAACCTTCATCAAATAAAAACATAATAAAAAAGAAAAGAGGGACCCGAAGATCCCTCTATAAGAAGTGATTGTTAGCCAACCACTTTGTCTGCGAGCGGACCTTCGGGTGGAACGTCCACATCGACCGGAGCGGCACCAGCTTCTTTCATAGCCTCACCGTCCTGCTCGGGGCTGTTCTGACGAACAAACATCTCGAGCTTGTTACGTAGCATTCCTACTCCTGCCAATTCTTGGCCTTGGAAGCCACCACGTTGAGATACAACATCGATAACCTGTACCAGAGTTGCAATATCACCCAATTGGATAGTGACCTGTTCTTGTTGCTCATTCATAATTTTCATCCTTTGTTATAAGTCGACTTAGAATCAATTGCCACGAAGTACGTGACATCCTTGCCTCGAAACTCTGAGATACCTTTGCTGCAAAGCGTAACCCGATAGTCTTGAGGTAGCAGTTTAAGGTTATCGGTTTTAATGATAATCTTAAACGTATCGTCAGTGTCTCCGATTTCAACATCAAAGTCGTCAGCATTTTCGGTAGAACTGTCGATTGCCTTGAGATAACACTTGCCGCTTTCGCCAACAAATGCAACCTCACTAAACTGAAGGACGCCAGCAGCCTTCAGTACGGACTGTAAATCATCCCATTTCACATCAACAACAACGTCTTCGGAAGGGATCGAAATCTCTTTCTCAGGCGGAGTATGAATCATTGAAATGTCAGCGTAGATGTACTTGGTACGACGCCGACCCTCTGAGATAATGAAGTATTTATCATTAAACTCAACATCGGGATCCTCGTAAAGCGATAAAATTGACAGAAAACGAGACATATCATAGATACATGCTTCTGACGGGATCTCATCAGGGATATTAGCGATCGCAATGAGAGTCTTTTCAGGTGTAATTGTCTTAAGAACACTCCCTTCTCGCATGAGAATGGATTTGTTAATTCCTGCAAAGCTCTTGAGAATGGTTAGTGTACGTTCAGAAAATTTCATAATATAGATTTCTCCATTTCAAATTTAGGTGTCATTATATAACAAGTTGGGTTAAATGTCAATCACTTTTTCTTCTTTTTGTAGTTTTTTCTACTGGCCGTTTTATCTGCCGTAGCAGATGCACCGATACGACTAATTGCAGCCATATTACCAGTAAAGATATAAGAACCTACATGATTCAGTTGCATCCAAGGACACATCCATACAGAGATTCCAATAGCTCGGGCCTGTTTACAAAAGAAATAATCTTCAGACAGATATCGTTTGGTTTCGGGGTCAATCACACAATCAAAGAATGCTGTGATCTCTCTGCTACCATCAAAGTTATCTGTTCGAACATGATCGGGCTTATAAGAGAGTTCAGGATAAGCCTCTTTATATTTCTCTAAGACTTCCCGAGGGATAAGCATGAATCCAGTTCCTGCTTCTGCCACTTCGATGGGCTCCGATAGTTTAAGATTCGTTTGACCCTTAACAGGATTGAATGCGTAATCAGCAGTGAACTGATTCAGTTGAAAAGGATCATCTTTGCCAAAACCCTCTGCAGCTGCCTTCGACACTTTTTCCCAAGCAATTGTTTTCTTGGGGTAAGGGCCAGTCACGATATTATATTTTTCGGGGTCAGAGGTTTGAATCCCTAGAAGTGCAAGAACGTCTCTTGCCTGAAACCCAATATCGGAATCAATGAAAAGAAGGTGAGTGCAATCAGACCGAAGAAATTCATCTACGACATAGTTACGAGCTCTTTGTACCAAACTCTCATTAAAAAGATAATAGAATTTAAGTGGGATTCCGTGTGCACCACAAACCAAGGAAAGGTCTGTACATGCCTTAGTGAACAAACCAGAACACTGACCACCATACATGGGTGTACCTACAAAGAGACTGTATTTTCTAAGATCTTCGGTACTGATTTTTAGGTCCATAATAAAAAATTCCGATTAGAAGTATTTTTGGAGCATTTCAAGTTTATCTTCATACTCAGCCATTTTCGACAGTTCACCTTCGACGGTTTCCATAACGTCAGGGTGCTCTGCAACACCAACAGCATTATTTAGTAACACCTGAATATTTACTTTATGCCGTTGGATGTTCGATTCGAAACCCATTTTCAGTGCTTCGAGTAGTTCACGCTTCAAATTGTTTTCAGCCATTTTTTACCTCTTCTAGTTTCACGCTGTTTCTCATTGAATTATTTAGTTCGATTGCCGTTGCCAGTAATGACAGCATAGAAGAATTTCGGGATTCTTCTACAAAGGCTTTGGTATCTTTCGGGAAACAATTCCCACCGAAACCGTATTGACCATCGGGGCCAGGTACATTCATATGTGATGCACCAATCCGTGGTTCGTGTGCCAAAACACCAACAAACTCTTCCCACGATGTTTCCATATTATATGTATCGTAAAGGAGTCTCAGTTCATTGAAGAAAGTGACCTTGGTTGCCAACCAACTGTTGACGGTATACTTAAGAAAACTTGCAGCCTTGATATCCATCTTAAATGACGGTACGGGCTTGACCTTGCTGTATTGAATGTACATCTGCTCGACCTTTGTACATAGATCCCATTCACCACCAAAGATCTGAAAGGGTGGGTTAATGAAATCGTCGTTAGCATTTGCCTCGGTCAAGAATTCTGGATTATAAACGATATTCAAATTTTCATATGTCTTCACAAAGGCATCTAGTACAGATGCAGCCACGGTACTCTTGATAACGACAATACCCTCATATTTCTCACTGTTAAATTTGTGTAGAGTATTAGCAATCAGAGATGCATCTACCTTACCATTCAGCTGACAGGGAGTGGGTAGACAGATAAAGATAATATCTGGGTTGATATCAGCCAGGTCTTCAAGCGACAGTGTCGAATGCCTGGGATCTACCACGTGTTGTCTAACATTCTTGGTATCAAATCCAGCAGAAACAGCCCCACCAACGAAGCCTTTACCTACAATACCGAGCCCTAATTTATTATTGTCCATATCTAATTTGATCCCGTTTGGGGGCATATCTACTTTAGCGATTGATGCCTGTGTGAACATTTTTTTCTCCATAGTGTATATAGTCAAAGTTTTTCGGCACGATCAATGCGCTGTAATCTCATTACATCTGCCAATACATCCCAAGCACTATCATGATGCTTGAATGTTGATTCCCACAATTGTTCGTCCTCAATTGGACAGAACCCATTCTTTTTTGGGAAATCTAATTTTGCATCTATCCACGATCTCGTATCACGGAGAGTCCAATGAGGTAGATACTCATGAATCTTCTTGTTTTTACCTACAGCATTATATAAGCGCCACAAAATAACAGGGTCGAAAGTATTAGATCGTGACCACCAATAAGAAATCTTTCCATGCGGAATGAGGAAATCTACGAAGTCGTCGGTAAACTGTTCAATACTTATGTCTGTTTTCTTCGGAGCAATATTCTTTCGAACGTCTGAAGGTTGACTCTCCCAGAATTTTACGGTATCTGGGTCGATTGTAAAATTATATTTAGTAACCTGCTCTTTCACATCAAACTTGAATTTTCTAACATCAGCAACGTCTTCGAAACCATAGGGCTTTGCTGAGGTGAATCTATCCCAGTCAAATACAAATGCTGACATGTCGATAACTACACAGTTACCTGCATCTACGCCCATGGTCTCAAAGTCAATGATGCAGTGCTTCATAGAGATATCCTTTTAAGGTAAGTGTTCATTATAATACACCTCGTGTTATTTGTCAAGAGGTTTTTAATTTTAATTTTAGGTTTTTGTAGTCATTGAAAAAGCGCCTCTTGTGTTCCAACTTGTAACCCTTACGTGAGCTCTCGGTTGTTATCTCAACGACCCTAAAATTGTCCGGCCAGAGTGAGGCAAAGTAATCATAGAATTCTTTTCTCTTTTCCATGGTAGCCCAATCGGTAAGATTGTTGCCACCCTTGTTCGTACCAGACGAGGGAGTTTGAAAATTGATATGAGAAAATGACAGGGTACACATTCCGGCTTCTAATGCACGTAAGGTATAATCCCAATCCTCTACAGTCTTATCTCTCCATTCTTGGTCAAAGCCATTATTGATAAAGGTACAACCGTATCCCAGTTGATTGGTCTTTACAGGTGCTGGCTTAGAAAAAGCAAATGCACTAGAAGTCATACCACCAACCGCAAAGTTTTCGAAAAGGGTTGCCACTTGTTCGATGATTGAGATTGCGTGTCTTACACTTACCTTCTTGTTCTTATTATCAACCCTCATGGTAAATGATCTCATATCGTCATCGAATTGCCAGTGATACTCTTCATTGGCTTGAATCGAATATCTTTTAATCCATGTACGGGCATATTGAACACCCTGGTCATTTTTATCTAAAACCAAAATATCGTCTGTTTCAATATTCTGTGCATATTGCTCAAAATCTTGAGGTTCCACTACAACCTTACAAGGAATATTTTCTTCCTTGCAGATATCATAAGTGGTGTGTTGATCTGACCTGCCCTTTGATGGAATATAGACGGTATATTTTTGAACAGTTTGATTCGAATAATCAGCAATCAAATCTCTCACCAGATCGGCAACATTGAACGTCGATTCTGGTTCAACATCTTCTACAAAGGCAAATAAAGACGGTTTGGTCTCAATGTAGTTTTCAACTTGAATCATAATATTAGTCCTTGATTACATATTAGTAATATAATCTACTAGATTTCTTTTTGGTTCCCAGCCAAGTGCTCGTGTATTATCGGTGATTACATCTGCTGCCATTCGATTTCCTGGCCGGGGAGGCAACATATCAATCTCACCACCGAACATTTCTGCAACATCTAATACAGTAAATCTCTCTGGGTGACCGATACCATATTCATCACCATGACCATTTTCTCCAATCAGAACCAGAGCATCTACAATATCGTCGATGTGTGTGAAGTTTCTTTGTTGAGTACCAGGTGATACAACCGGTAATACACCAGAAAGTTCCATCAATTTAGAGTATTTAGCAATTAATGTAGCATACTTGCCGTCTGCGATTTCTCTCGGGCCATATACATTATAAAAATAAGTGATAGCATAATCGATACCGAACCATTCAGCATACATCTTAACCAATTCGGTATTCTTTGCCTTAGACCAGGCATAGGGGCTCATCACATAATCTTTGTCATTACGGTCAGCAAATTTAGTGGAA